TTACGGATGAGTTCCCCGGTCCGTAGCAACCGAGGCATGGGTGGAATCGGGGCTCAGCATCAGAATCGCGCCGGTGAGGAAGCACAGGGCTCCCACGAGTGTGCCGAGATTGGACAGCTCGGCGTTCCAGACATCGCCGCTCGACGGTATGACAAAGGCCGCGACAGCCGAGATGCCGAACGCAACAGAGCCGGCGACGTTCACCACGCCGATCTTCCACGTCCGAGGCCTGGGTCGGCCGGCAATGGCGCCGCGACCGGCATCCCGCAACGCCACGCAGCTTGAAACGAGGAAGGCGACTGAACCCAGAGCATCGGGTCGCCACACCCGTTGCTCGGTCAACGCCGCACTGAGGTTGTCCCGCAGTGCGTTTCCCGTACTCCAGTTGAACCACAGCGTGCCGGCGAGTTGAATCGCGCCAGCGAGCCAGCCGAGATTCCGCGGCGCCCATATCCAAAACGAATGGCGCCGCGTGGCACCCACGGCCGGGAGCGCGTCAACGGCTTCGCGGTACTGCAGGAACGCCGCACAGGTGAAGAACAGCGAGCCGACGAAGAATGTGGCTGCACACAAGCGCAATCCCACGGCCTCGGCGTATAACGGCACTGCCCCCAAAGCGAACAGACTCGAGCCAATGATGAACAACCAGGCGATCCACCGCTCCCGTCCGGTCGAACGACCGGCGCTCGAGTTCTCAGTCATGGTCCGCCTCCGAGGGAGCCCGATGTTGGACGCTGCCGGCATCGTCAGGCGCCACGGACGCCCTCGGGCCCGGGACCGGGAGCACATTGGTGATCACGAAGGCCACCGCCACAGCCACCACCACCTGTGGTGTTACGGCCACACCGTCCACTCCCAGCAGCAGCGTGGCCAGCAGCGTCGACGTCAACGGCAGCCGCAGCATAGCTGCGCACATGGCTCCCATTCCCATGCCGATCCCTGCCGCGAGATTCATTCCGGGCAACCCACTAGCAGCAATACCGAGCGCCGCACCGATGAACATTGACGGGAACACCGGCCCACCACGGAATGCGCTCAGCGAGAGCCCGTAGGCCAAGGCCTTGCAAGCGATCAGCAGGACCAGCACAGCAAGCGGATAGTCCGCGGCGTGTTCGACCAGCTCCGGAAGTCCGTCCTGCCCCGAGAACAGCACCTGCGTGAAGCTGTGCCCGGAGATCAATTGGTATGCCATCGCGGTAAGACCGATCAGCAAGCCGAGCGCAGACGTCACCAACACCCGGTTCAGATGCACGACCGGACGAAGCGACAGCGCGACCCAGCGGATCAACCATCCCAACAGCGCGCCGACCGCGCCCATGATTACCGCCCAGCCCAACGACGCCAGCGTCGGCGCCACCGCAGGCGGCACCACGGGCAGCGCCAGGGAGAAGGTGCCCAACCCGGTCCAGCCATCCAAGCCGACGAACACCAGCGCCCCGACGCCAGAAGCGAGCAGTCCGGGCAGGGCCACCAGACTCAGCGTCATTCCGCCGATCCCCGCGGCCTCCATGATCAGGAATGCACCGAGCACGGGAGACCCGAGCAGGGTACTGATCGCTGCGAAGCTGCCAGCCGACGCCATGATCGTCAGGGCCATCGGCGGAGCGTCCTTCTTCACCAGGTGCACCGCCAACGCCCCGAGGCCGCCACCGATCGCGATCAGCGGCCCCTCGGGCCCGAGCACCGCGCCCAGGCTGAGCGTGGTCAGCGCCGCGAGAACGATCCCCACGAGCTCCCGGCCGCTGGGCGGACTGCCGCCCGTCTTGAATCCGAAAGCGGGTGAGTGGCCCCCGGTTCCGGGCAGATACCGGATGGTCAACGCCGTCAACAGCCCACAGAGCACCAACCAGGGAACCGGCCACCACGCAGGAGCAGGACCCCCGAGGACTTGATCCGGCAGCCCGGTGAAGACGAACCGCTGGACCGCCGCGACCAAAGCGAGAAAACCGTACGCAATGATCGAGATGGGGACGCCCAAGACCGCTGCCAGCACCAGCGCAGCGAGGTACGCTCTGGAACGAATCACGGCCACCGGATCGATACTGGGCGCCGAAGCGGCAGGCTGGCTCATTCCCGGCAACCCGGCGCGCCTGTGACGATTCGGGCCTCCCCGAATGTCCTTCTTCTGGATCGGGTCGACTTGTCCAGCCGGCCACACCGCGAGTCACCGATGATCAGCGAGCAGCACATCACGCGGTAACAGTTGCGCATCCCTTCTCCTTCCGCGGGCCGTCCGCTAGACGGCGGGAGCCTTTGGTGAGGTCTCACACAGCGATAGAGGTGGTCAATCACATATGCGCCAAGCTACCGCTTCCAGTGGGGGCAGTCGTCACCCAATGCGGGTGAAAGAGGACCAAAGAACACCGACGGAGCCAGCAACATCCCCGCGAACCCCAGCCCGAGCGCCGCCGCCCAGGACCACTCCCGGAAACGATGACGATGTGGCGATTCCATCGCTATCAGGATGGAAACCACTCCGAACGCACAAAACTCCCCGCCGACCGAAGTCAGCGGGGAGTTCTGTGAACCCAATACGGGGTGGAGCACCGTTGCCGGGGCTCCTATGTGGAGATGGGGGGAATTGAAAACCCGTTTAGCCACTTTTCGGCACACTAGTTTGATCTGTATTCCGCGGATTCTCGCGGTTCTTCCCTGTC